TGCCGGTTCTTTTGTAGATTCTATCAGTAATAATTCATATTATGCATTTTTAGGATTATCAAATCCAACTGCAACTGGATTTGGTAGGAATACTGATTGGAATACTAGTACGGCAAATAATCCTATCGATAATTATGATTATTTGTCACATTATAGAGATACAAGTCTATTTGGCAAAAAAATAACATCGGAGAATGTTAGAAGAGTTGTAAAAAAATATGATTGGATATCAAATACCCCTTATGACATGTATAGGCATGATTATAGGGACGGAAAACCATCTCCAGTATCAGATGCAGAAAGGTTATATAGTGCGAATTATTATGTAGTTACGAGTGAATATAAAGTTTATATTTGTATAGAAAATGGATCTTCGGGGACAAGTCCCACTATTTCTGGATCGACACAAGAACCAAATCATACTGATATAGAACCCGTTTCTTATAGTGATGGATATAGATGGAAATACTTATATAAAATATCACCAGCAGATATTATAAAATTTGATTCTACCGAATACATTACTTTACCAAATAATTGGTCCACTAGCACCGATTCTGAAATTCAATCAATTAGAGATGGGGGAAATTCTGATTCTAATAGTAATCAAATTAAAACCGTATATATTGAGCAAGGTGGAACAAAGTATACATCTAATTTTAATGCTGACATAATAGGAGATGGAGTTGGAGCAACTGCTAGTGTAACAGTAGAAAATGGCACAATAACAAAAGTAATTGTAACGAATGGTGGATATGGATATACATATGGATCAGTAAAAATGCCAACCAGTGGAACGGGAGCAAAATTAATACCCATTATTCCCCCATCAAGAGGTCATGGGTTTGATATATATCAAGAACTCGGTGCTGATAAGGTTTTACTATATGCAAGATTTGATGATTCTACAAAAGACTTTCCAACAGATACTAAATTTTCACAAGTTGGAGTTATAAAAAATCCAGAAACTTTTTCTTCCACCGGAAAAAGAACCGGAGTGACATATACAGCAAATACTTTTTCTTCTTTATATTCAATCGCAATTGATGATGATAATGCAGAGTTTAATCCCAATATTGGAGATAAAATAACTCAAAACATAGATGGAGTTGGAATTGCAAAAGGTTATGTTGCATCATATGATAAAGATTCTAAGATTTTAAAATACTATCAGGACAGATCATTATCTTATGGTTATGATGGTGGGATTGATCAAACTCATTCGGATGACACTGAGAAAATAGTTTCTTTTGTTTCTTCTCAAGGTATTACTGTTAATAATGTTGATGTTAGTATAGATACAAATGTGGATGGCACAAACACAATTACTACGAGTGATGGTAAAGTAATTAATCTGGATGTAACTTTCACAGAAGGACTGGCAAATCCTGAGATAAATAAAAAGACAGGGGATATAATTTACATTGACAACCGACCCATTGTTCAGAGAGACTCTAAACAAAAAGAAGACGTTAAAATTATTCTGGAATTCTAAAAAAAGATGGCACAAAAAACCGATTTAAATATCAATCCATATTATGATGATTTTGATCAGAATAAAAACTTTTATAAAGTTTTATTCAAACCAGGATATCCAGTTCAAGCTAGAGAATTAACAACTCTTCAATCTATTTTACAGGGTCAAATAGAGTCTTTTGGAAATAATTTTTTCAAGGAAGGATCAATGGTTCTTCCTGGAGATGTTACTTTTGATAGTCAATTTTCTGCGGTAAGATTAAATACATTAAATCTTGGAATAGATATTTCTCTTTATATAAAGAATTTTGTTGGAAAAACAATAACTGGACAACTTTCTGGTGTCACAGCTACTGTGCAGTACGTAGCTTTGCCTTCAGATAGTAGTCTTGTAGACAATGTGACGATTTACGTCAAATATATTAATGTTGGTTTCGATTCTCAAACAACAACATTTCAAGATGGCGAATCATTGTTTGCCAGTGAAAATGTTACCTATGGAAACACCACGATTGTTTCCGGAACCACATTTGCTTCATTATTGGGAGTAAATGCAACATCTGTTGGATCTGCAGCGTCTATTGACAACGGTGTTTATTTTGTCAGAGGTTCTTTTGTAAATGTTTCAAGGCAAACAATTATATTAGATTTTTATACAAATACACCATCTTACAGAGTAGGACTAAGAATATCGGAAGATATTGTAAACTCGAAAGATGATAGTTCACTTTTTGACAATGCAAAAGGATTTAGCAATTTTGCTTCTCCAGGTGCAGATAGATTCAAAATTGGATTAACTTTAGATAAAAAACCATTAACGGATTTAAGTGATACTGATTTCATAGAGATACTCAGAGTAGAAAATGGAAGAATTAAAAAAATATCCAATAAAACGACATATAATATATTAAGAGATTATTTTGCAGAAAGAACTTATGATGAATCTGGACATTATACTATTGATCCATTCACCTTAAATGTTGAAGAATCATTAAATGATAGAATTTCTAATGATGGTATATATTTAGAAGATGAAATTACCGATCAAGGAAATGCACCTTCTGAAAATCTGATGTGTTTTCAGGTTTCTCCCGGAAAGGCATATGTAGCAGGATATGATGTTGAGTTTGACTCGACACAATCCATTGATGTCCAAAAACCAAGAGATACACAAAGTGCATCTAATGTTGGTATTCCATTTGAAATGGGTAATTTATTGAGGATTAATAATGTAAATGGATTTTTAAAGGAAAATGAAACTATTGATTTGAGAAGGGAATTAAAAGGTGATAGTGTTGGTGTAAACACAATTGGAAAAGCAAGAGTTTACGGTTTCAATCTAACAGATTCCGCATATTCTGGAGATTCTACTCAGTGGGATCTTTATCTTTATGATGTACAAACACATACAACAATTACAACAAATAGAGATATTTCTGTAGAACCTTCATTTTTTGTAAAAGGAAAAAGCAGTGGTGCCAGTGGATATGTTGTAAATTCTTCATCTGATGATAATTTTGCACTTACTCAAACTTCAGGGACTTTTGCAGTTGGTGAGCAATTAATAATCAATGGAATTGATACACCTGTATCGGTAAAAAGTATCAGTGTTTATAGTTCTAGTGATGTTAAATCTGTTGCTCAATCTGGACATGTTGGGTTTCAAACTTTTACAGCAGACTCTGTATTAGAATCTAAAAAATTTCCAAATGGAATAACAGAAGTTAATATTACTGGAAGTACATTAACAAGTCCTGGCAAATTATTCACTGGATTTAAATATGGAGACATTATTAGTGTAATTGTTGATGGTGATTTGAAATATGATAGAGTAAATACTGTAGGTAGTGATTTAACATCTCTTACTCTTGCCGGGACTCTTTCCACAGTTACTGGTGTTTTTGAAGGTGGAACAATTACGAATGGAAATTATGTAGCAGAACTCAGAGTTCCAAAATTAAGAGACAGTGAAGACTCATACCTTTACGCAAAACTTCCAGAAAGTAATATTTCTTCCATAAATCTTTCAGATTCTCAATTATTAATATCAAAACAAATAACAGGAGAAACAACTAACTCTTCCGGAGTAGTGACTTTTAACACCAGTTCTGTTTCCGATATTACTAACGTAACCTTTGAATCTTTTGATCAAGAAAGATATGGAATAGGATATAGTGGTGCTGGAATTGGAACAATTACATCCGATGCTTTTTCTATAGATTCTTCAACAAATACTGTAACTATTAGAGGCCTTTTACCCAATCAGGGCACGGGTAATGGTGGTCTTGTTGTAAATACCACTTTGAAAAAAACTGGTATCAAGAGTAAAATTAAAGAATATACTAGAAGTGCCGTAAAAGTTATAAATCTTTCTAAATATGCAGAATCTGGATCTGTTGCCGTTGGTAATGGATCTTCATCAATAGTTGATGGATTGATTTATAATCAATATTACGGATTGAGAGTTCAAGATGAAGAAATTTCTTTAGATGTTCCTGATGTTGCAAATATTTTGGTTGTATATGAATCGACTGGAACTGGTGACCCATTGTTAGATGAAATTGAATTTTCTAGTATATCCAGTGTAGGAACCAATGCTATCATTGGAGAAAATATTGTAGGGTCTAGTAGTGGTGCTGTTGCTAGAATTGTATCAAATTCAAATTCTTCACCAGCGGCAGAATCTTCAAATCATCTTGGAATTGTATATTTAAATGAAGAGACATTTTTAGTCGGAGAAACCGTAAAATTTAGAGAATCTAACATAGAATCTACCATTCAATCAATTACCTTAGGCAATTATAAAAACGTAACAACTAATTTTAGACTTAATAAAGGACAAAAAAATGATTATTATGATTATTCTAGAATAGTAAGAGTTGGTTCTCAAACTCCAGAAAGAAGACTTTTGGTCGTATACGATCATTATACTGTCCCATCATCGGATAATGGTGACGTATTCACAGTTTTGAGTTATGATAGAGATAGATATTCTAGAGATATTCCTCGAATAGGATCAAGAAATATAAAAGCTTCTGATGTTCTCGATTTTAGACCCAGAGTTCAAAATAATTCTTCAACAACACAATCTCCCTTTGCATTTGATTCCAGAACTTTTACTACAAATTCGACTCGATTTAATTTAAAATCTGGAGAAAGTTCTGTCGTAGGTTATGACTTTTATCTACCAAGAATTGACAATGTTTATCTTGATAAGTTTGGGAACATTTTAGTAAGAAGAGGAATTTCTTCAAAAAATCCAGAACCTCCCGTAAATCAAGATGTAGATTTAATGCATCTTGCCGAAGTAAGACTTCCAGCATATCTTTATAATGTAGATGATGCTTTTGTAAGGTTAATTGATAACAGAAGATATACAATGCGTGATATTGGATCAATTGAAGATAGAATAGAAAATTTAGAAAAAGTTACTTCTCTGAGTTTACTTGAACTTGGAGTAAAATCACTTATTATTGAAGATTCTGCAGGAAATAGTAGATTTAAATCTGGAATATTTGTTGATGATTTTACTGACAACTCATTATCAGATGAAAATTTAACAAAAGCTAGAATTGGAAATAAAACTCTTAGACCTTCAGTTTTTTCAAATACTTTAAAACAAAGACCAATTCCAGCATCACAAATTTCTGAGAGCACATTAGATTTATCGGAAAATTATGACTTATTAGATCCAAATGTTCAGAAAACTGGAAATTTAATCACTTTAAAATATGACTCCATCGGTTGGATAGAACAAGCACTTGCCACAAGATCGGAAAATGTTAATCCATTTGGAGTATTAGATAGAACAGGTGTCGTTACACTAGTTCCTAGACTTGATAATAGAACTCGAACTATAAGAGTTCCATCTATACACGGTGGAAGAACTAATGAAATCTATAATGATTATATTAGTTCTCGTAATGTTTCATTTTTTGCTAGGGGACTTACACCATTCGCAAGACATTATCAGTTCTTAGATAATCACAGTAATGTAGATTTCATTCCGAAATTAGTCGAAATTGCAAATAGTGCAACAAGAGTAAATTATGGTTCTGCCAATAATTCATTTGCAGAAGGAGAAACTATTCACGTATTATATAATGATAAAATTATAGGAAAGTTTAGATTAGCATCTTCCAATCACAAAGAAGGAAAATATAACTCAGCAAGCAAAACTTACAATGTAAATCCATATATAAGACAAGAAAATATACCTTCATCATATAGCCAATCTTCAAAAACTATTAATATAGATTTAAATTCTCTTTCTGCAGAGGATCAAGGCAATTTTTATGGGTATTTAAAAATAGGTGCCAAAATTATTGGACAAACAAGTAAAGCTATAGCATATGTTAAAAACTTAAGACTAATCTCAGATAATAATGGAGATTTATATGGATCATTCTTTATCAAAGATCCATATACAAATCCAAAACCAAATCCTCTTATCAGGACTGGAAAGAAAACATTTAAACTTACAAGTAGTGTCACAAATTCTTCCCAATTGCCCGGAAGCTCTCTTATTTCTATGGGAGAGGCAATATATAATGCTATTGGTGGAACAGAAAACTTAATTACAAAAACTACTTCAGTTTCTAGAAAAAGTCCATTAGCACAATCATTTGCCGTTGGTAGTGATATAAGATTGGAAGATGGTAATGGAAAAAATGATGATGACAATGGAGCATTCTTGACTGCTGTTGATTTGTTCTTCTCCAAAAAACCATCAGAAAATGCTCCTTTAATCGTTCAAATAAGAACAATGGAGTTAGGTTCTCCAACTTTATCTATGGTAGGGAACTCAAAAGTATTGTTACCAAGTGATATAAATGTCTCAACAACTGGAGAAACTGCTACCAGAGTCACATTTGACCAACCCATTTTCTTATCTCCTGGAAATGAGTATGCACTAACTCTTTTATCTCCATCAACAGATCAATACGAAGTATGGACGGCAAAAATAGGAGAAAAAACTGTAAATACACAGACTTTACCAGATGCCGAAGCTGTTAGATATAGTAAGCAATATGCACTTGGAAGTTTATTCAAATCTCAAAATGGATCTACTTGGACTCCAGCACAAGAATCTGATTTGAAATTCAAACTTTATAAAGCAAGATTTACTGCAAATACTGGCATAGCACATTTTAGTAATCCTCCTTTAGATGAAAGTAATGGATATGTTCAGACATTAACACCAAATTCATTGACTGCACTTCCCAAAACAATGAGGATTGGTATTACAACAGTTGCTTCTGATGATAGTTTTATAGGGATTTTGACGGCAGGAAGAAGATTGTTTGGCAATCAGAATGCAATAGTCAATTCTTCGGCAAGAATTGTTTCTGTTGGAAGTTCTGTATCCAGTTCAACGATTACATCCGGTGGAGCAAATTATACCACCCGCAATGATGCATCGACAACCACATTAATTGGTAAAGGAGAAGGATTAACATTCAATATTACTGCCGACTCGAATGGGGCAATTACTGGACTAACAACTGTTAATCTTGGAAATGGATATGCTGTTGGTGATGTTGTTACTATATCAAGTGATGATTTTACTGGTAGAGATGCAAGAATTACAATTACCGAAATTGGAGGAATTGATACTTTATATCTAACCGATGTTCAAGGAACAAAGTCTGGTGGCACTCCAGCATTTGCTACTGGAGTAGGAATTACATATTATGATGACAATAATAATATAATTGGGGCAGCGACTACAGAAATAACCAGCATTACATTTGGTACCGGTTTAGAATCTGGAAATATATTAAAAGTTGAACATTTCAACCACGGAATGTATGAAAATACAAATAAGTTAAAATTAATTGGTGTTGAATCTGATGTATCTCCAACTAAATTGACATCTAATTTACCTTCTACCACGATAGCAGGAGGAACCATTAACGTAGCAAGTATAGCAAATCTTTCCAATTTTGAGGGAATTTCTGTAGGAGCAGCAAATACTGGTTATGTAAAAATTGGTGAAGAAATTATTTCATATACAAATCCTACCGGAACTTCATTGGAAATAGTTGAAAGGGGTGTTGATAATACAATTATAGAAACTCACGATATTAATGCACCGGTACATAAATATGAATTTGTCGGAGTATCCCTCAGAAGAATCAATAATGTAGTTCATGACATATATGAAACTAATATTAAAGCAAATGAGTATTACATAGGGATTGATAGATCTTCTAATGGTGCCAATAGAAGTGAGGACAAATCATCATCTACCGAATTATCATTTACAAACAGATTAACTGGTGGAGGATCAAACATTAAAGCCTCTGAGAATATTATCTTCAATAGAATTAATCCACAATTCGATGTCACTTCTCCAGGAAAAGATACAATAACATCAGCAACTATAAGAACAACAACAGCAACAAGTATTGATGGGACAGAAACATCATTCCAAAGATTAAATGAAATTGATTCAGTAATTTTGAATCAACCAAATACTTTAAGTTCTAATAGAATGGTGTGTTCCAGAACAAATGAAGAGAATCAAGCAGTATTTGATAATGTTGTCGGAAGAAGATCTTTTACTACTGCTATCGTATTATCATCTTTAAATGAAAATATCTCCCCATTCATTAACCTTGAAAGTTCTAATGTAGAATTTTTATCGGATATTATTGATAAACCAGTAACAGACTTTACATCGGATTCTTCACCAAATTCAATTACAAATGATCCACATTCTGCTGTTTATGTATCAAAATTAATTAGGTTGGGACAACCAGCATCTACATTAAAAGTTATATTAAATGCATATAGACCTTCTTCTGCGGATATTAGAGTTCTTTATGGTCTTATTAGAGATGATTCCTCAGAAGTTGAGCAAGAGTTTGAATTATTCCCAGGATATGAAAATCTAGAAACAACTTCAAGTGGATCATTAAAAGTTGTTGATTCCTCCTTAAATAATGGACATTCTGATTTTAAAGTTCCAGTAAGTGAAGAAAACCAATTCTTAGAATATGAATATACTGCTAATGATCTTCCAGATTTTAGTGGATATAGAGTAAAAATAATTATGAACGGAACTGATCAGGCAAATACTCCTATTATTAAAGATCTTAGAACAATAGCACTAAAATGAAAAATTTAATTAAGGTCAAAGATCATTCCCATCTCTATCGAGATGAGAACACCGGAGCAATAGTAAATTATGATATTAGTGCATATAATCAGAGATTATCGAAGATAGAAAAAGAAAAATCTCAAAAGGAGGAGTTGGATAACATAAAAAAAGATATTGAAGAAATCAAGTTTTTGTTGAGAGAAGTTTTGAATAAATAGTACTCCTTTATTTGATAATATAAATATCTATAGAAACATATGTTCATCTGAATAATGGCAGTATATGTATCAAATATAGTAATTGAGCAAGGATATGATTTTGATACTACATTTATAATGGAAGATACTTCAACAACAAATTTTTTGAATTTGACTGGATATTCTGTAGAGTCTCAACTTAGAAAAACATACAATTCTTCTACTGCGGTTTCTTTTGCTAGCACGATTACAGTTCCTCTTAGGGGGATGGTTCAAATATCTTTAGGACACACTGAAACATCTGCTCTGAAAGAAGGAAGATATGTTTACGATGTTAAAGCTACCGATACTAGAGGATCTATTTTAAAATTGGTGGAAGGAGTAGTATTAGTAAGACCAGGAGTTACTAGATAAATGGCTACTATCAACGATAGGATTGGTTCTCAAAATGTAATTCGTGTATTAGCAAACGCTTCATCTCCACCATCAAATTTAATAGATCTTTTTGACGTAAATACTACGTTAAAAACTGTAGATGGAATGCTTCTTGTTTGGGATTTAGGAACCCAAACATTTATCATGACAAGTGTCATTGATTCTTCATCATTGACAGTAAACGGTATAAGTGCTTTTACAGATGCTACAGATTCGAGTTCAGTAACATCCGGTGCATTTGTCGTAACTGGAGGTGTTGGTGTTGGTAAGAATTTAAATATTGGGGGATCTCTAAATGTAGTTGGTGTTGCAACTTTTGGATCATCTTCCATAGTTATTGATGGTGATAATGATATTTTAAGAGTTGGTACAGGAGTTACAATAAGTTCTGATGATGGAATTACCGCACCATCTCTGAATCTTGATGGTGCTTTAGAAGCAACAAGTTTAAAAATTACCGGAGTAACCACATTAGCATCTGATTCGGGAATTACTACTACAGGTGGTGATTTTTATGTAGGAACTGATGCATATATTGGAAACAATTTAAGAGTACAGGGACAATCTTTCTTCGAAGGAAATGTAACTTTTAAAGGTGGAACAATTGGTATAGGTAATGAAAATACGGACGATATTAACGTCGTCGGTGAATTTATATCAAATTTGGTTCCGGATGTTGATAATACTTATGATTTAGGAATTGATTCCCAAAGATGGAGAAATGGTAAGTTTTCTGGACTATTAACATCTTCAAATTTATATGTATCCGGAATTTCAACTTTTGATAGTGCTTTAGATATAAATTCTGATGTAAATATCACCGGATTTGTTACTGTAACAGAGGGTCTTTATTATGATTCTGATGATTATGATGGACCAAATGGAATTGCATATTTTGATAATACTGGAAAACTTATAGGTGCTGCTAGTACAGAAAATGCACTAACAGAAACTTATTTTGTACTAACTACTAATGCAGTAGGAATTCCCACTTGGACATCGGTCATTGATGGAGGAGAATACTAATGGCAAAACCAACAACAAGACAAGAATTAATAGATTATGCTTTAAGGCAGTTAGGTGCACCGGTTTTAGAAATTAATGTTGCCGATGAGCAAATAGATGATATTGTGGACGACGCCTTACAGTATTTTAATGAAAGACACTTTGATGGTGTCGAGAGGATGTATTTAAAATATAAAATTACACAGGAAGATCTTGATAGAGGTAGAGCAGGTGGAACAGATGGTGTAGGAATAGTAACAACCACCGGAACATCTACTATTGTTGGCGCCGCAACCACCTTCAATTTTTATGAAACATCAAATTATATACAAGTTCCAGATTCTGTAATTGGAATTGAAAAAATTTATAAATTTGATACTAGTAGCATTTCTGGTGGAATGTTTAGTATTAAATATCAATTATTTTTAAATGATTTATATTATTTTAATTCTGTTGAACTTTTACAATATGCTATGACCAAATCTTATTTGGAAGATATAGATTTTCTTTTAACATCTGATAAGCAAGTAAGATTTAACAAAAGACAAAATAGGTTATATTTGGATATTGACTGGGAATCTCAGGCAAAAGATACTTTTTTTGTTATTGATTGCTACAGAGCTTTAGATCCTACAGAATTCAGTAAAGTTTATAATGATAGTTTTCTGAAAAAATATTTAACATCATCAATTAAAAGGCAGTGGGGACAAAATCTAATTAAATTTAATGGTGTTAAACTTCCTGGAGGGATTGAATTAAATGGGAGACAGATTTATGAAGATGCTTTGAGGGAATTGGAAGATTTAACTCAAAAGATGTCGATGGAATATGAATTACCACCTCTAGATTTAATTGGATAGTCATGGCATTAAATCCATTTTTCTTAAACGGTACATCTACTGAACAATATTTGATTCAGGATTTAATTAATGAACAATTGAAGATGTATGGAATAGAAGTTTACTATATTCCAAGAAAATTTGTAAAAAGTGATAATATTTTAAGGGAAGTGGAAACTTCTCAATTTGATGATAATTTTGTCATTGAGGCATATCTTGATAATTATGATGGATATGCACCAGGAAGTGATTTGATGACTAAATTTGGTCTTAGATTAAAAAATGAAATAAATTTAGTTATATCTAAAGAAAGGTTTGAAGAGTTTATTGTTCCACTGTTAGATGGAAGACAGACAGGAATTACGAAGGGAACAATAACAGATTATGATATGGGTATTGTGACAAGACCAAGAGAGGGGGATTTAATTTATTTTCCATTAGGTGAAAGATTATTCGAAATAAAAAGAGTTGAGCACGAAAAACCGTTTTATCAACTAGGAAGAAATTATGTATATGAACTTCAGTGCGAACTTTATGAATATCAGGATGAAGAAATAGACACTTCAATAGAGGAGATTGATAAAACTGTAGAAGAAGAGGGTTATATAACAACATTAACTTTAGGTCCTTCAGAGCAGATAACTGCAACGTCCAATGCATCGATAGGTGACGGTGTTATAGGTAAGATAACTTTAAATAATGATGGATATTCATATACATCCACTCCAATTGTTACTATTTCTGCTCCGAGTAGTAGTGATGGAACTAGAGCTACCGCAGTGGCAATAACAAGTTCGATTAGTGGTTCCAATTTCTTATCAATAGAATCAATAAGAATTACAAATGGTGGAAGTGGGTATAGTACATCAATTCTACCAACAGTTACCATATCTGGTGGTGGAGGATCTGGAGCACAAGCAACTGCTTCAGTTGTTAATGGTGGAATAAATGGATTTACAATTACAAATTCTGGAAATAATTATTTCTCAAATCCAGTAGTGACTGTTCCAAATCCAGCAGCACCAGGTGCCGGATCTACAGCTATTGCGGAAGCAGTTATAAATTCTGATGGGTCTATTTCCCAAATTCAGATCGTTAATGCGGGATATGGATATACTCAACAACCTTCCGTTTCAATCACTGCCCCTTCTACTGTAAGTACTGGAGGAACTTTTATCTATAATGAAACTGTTACGGGTTCTCTCTCAAATACCAGTGCTGTAGTTAGATATTATAACTTGAGAACGGATTTGGATCTTTTTAATCCACCAGGAGAACTAAGAGTTTCTAGTGTTAATGGAAAATTCTCTCCAGGAGAACTTATTGTTGGGTCTGGTTCTTCGGCAACATATATACTTAAATCATATGACGATGATTTTTATGAGGAGTCATTTGATATCAATGAAGAAATTGAAACTGAAGCAGACAACATATTAGACTTTACTGAATCGAATCCATTTGGAGAATATTAATGCTAGGAACTTATTTTTATCACGAACTTATAAGAAAAACCATCGTTGGTTTTGGTACTCTTTTTAATTCAATTTATATTAGACATTTGAATAAAGATGGTACTGTTGCCGAAGAAACCAAAGTCGGATTATCATATGGACCATCTCAAAAGTTTTTAGCAAAAATTCAACAACAATCAGAATTATCAAAATCTGTTGCGATTACTTTGCCAAGAATGTCATTTGAGATGACAGGGATACAATATGATTCTACAAGAAAAACTGGAATAACTCAAACATTTAAAGCATCCGATGGAACAAACTTAAAAAAGGTTTTTATGCCTGTTCCATACAATATTAATTTTGAATTAAATATTTTTAGTAAACTGAGTGATGATGCTCTTCAAATTATAGAGCAAATATTACCGTTTTTTCAACCATCCTTTAATCTAACGGTAGATTTAGTTACTTCTATTGGTGAGAAAAGAGATATTCCAATTGTTCTTGATAGTATAGATTTTCAAGACGATTATGAGGGTGATTTTTCAACCAGAAGAGCTTTAATTTATACTTTAAGATTTACTGCAAAAACTTATATATTTGGTCCTATTTCGGATACTGCCGATGGAATTATTCGTAAGGTCCAAGTCGATCTTCATTCGACAAGTGATACTACAGCAAAACGTGAAGTAAGATATACAGTTACTCCAAAGGCACTTGAAGACAAAAACAGTGATGGAGTAATAAACGCAACAGATGATGCCTTACTTGAACCGGGTGATGATTTTGGATTTAATGATGATTGGAGTTTCTTCCAAGATTCTAAAGAATATAGTCCAACACAACAAACTGATATTTAATACTTATGAGTAATAATTATGATTCTATCGATAGTGCACTCAACACAACGAGTGACATTACTGAAGTGGAATCCCCCAAAAAACTAGAGGTTGTAAAATCAAAATCCAATGACATTGAAAAGGACTATGAGTATAGTCGTGCCAATCTCTATTCCCTCATAGAGAAGGGTCAAGAGGCAATTAATGGTATTATGGAGGTAGCAGGTGAAGGAGGCAGTCCAAGGGCATATGAGGTCGCAGGACAGTTGATTAAGAGTGTTGCCGATACGACTGATAAATTAATTGATCTTCAGAAAAAACTTAAAGACGTTGAAGAAGATTCGAAGAAAACTACAAATAATGTAACTAATAATGCCGTGTTTGTTGGATCAACTTCCGAACTTCAAAAAATGTTGAAGCAGGGTTTCCTAAATAATAAAGAGTAATCTTCTTTAAAAATGATAAATGAAGAGGGACTCCGCGATTGGTTCGGAAAGTCCAAATCAAAAGATGGCAAATCCGGTTGGGTTAATGTTGTAACAGGTGGAACCTGTGCAAGTGATGAACCCGGTGAGGGAACTCCTAAGTGTGTCTCTTCTGCAAAGAGGGCAAGTATGAGTAAGGCAGAGAGACTTTCTGCTCAAAGAAGAAAGAAAAAAGCAGATCCAGGACAGCAACAAAAATCAGGTGCTGCTAAACCAACATATGTTTCTACAGATCCAAAAAAGAAAATGAAAAAAGAAGAAGTAGAAGTAACCGAAGCAAAGGATAAACCAGGTAAAGGTAGTGGTAAGAAAGATGCCTGTTACCATAAGGTCAAGTCACGTTACTCCGTATGGCCTTCTGCTTATGCATCTGGAGCATTAGTCAAGTGCCGTAAGGTTGGTGCTGATAACTGGGGTAATAAGTCAGAGTCTTATGAGTTCTCTAACTGGAGAGATGATTTCCAGGCAACTGAATATGAGTTTATTGATATTGTTGAAGCAGAACCAATCAAAGGTGGTCAAGATATTGATGAAGGACAAAAGTGTTGGAAGGGTTATGAGAAAAAGGGAACCAAAAAGATGTTTGGTAAGACCTATAACAACTGTGTAAAGAAAGAAGAAGTGGAACAAGTTAATGAGATTCATTCACAGGCACATACTCCACACGAAGTTCCATCTGGTTCCAGTTCAAAAGATTTGAAAAAACTTTCAGCAAAAGCAGCAAAAAGAGTTGATGCTGATGTTGATGGTGATGTAGATTCCAAAGATCCAAAAGCATCAGAAATGGGAGAGTTTATTCCATCACCAGATGGAAAGAAAAAGTTAAAACCAAAAGTTAGATTTGAAGAATTTTCTGATTGGAGATCTCAACTTGGTGAGGATTGGCAGAAAGTCAATAAAGGGGATAAAACTGATGGTATGAGTCAGAAAGCAGTTAATGCCTATCGTCGTGAGAACCCAGGTTCCAAACTTAAGACTGCCGTAACTGGTGATCCAAAACCAGGAAGTAAGGATGCAAAGAGACGCAAGTCATTCTGCGCTCGTTCTAAGGGTCAGCAAGACATGCATAATATCGATTGCTCTAAGACCCCAGACAAACCCGTGTGTAAAGCCCGTCGTCGTTGGAAGTGCTGATCAATGAAAAGTTTTCAACAATTTCTCTCAGAAAGCATCACCATCAATGGTGATTTCAATGGAACTCTCAATGTGGGAAGTTCCCAACCAGAACAGGCATCAGAGTCATTTTTTGCCGATGTTGTTTGGGAAGGTAAGTTATACCGTCTTGAAATAGAAGGTAAAATGCTTTCCAAAAATGAATTGGCAGAGCAGATTCAAGGAGAATATCCAGGTGCAATTGTTCATCAAATTTATCCAGGAAATTCTCCTTCTTCAAAAATCAAAAACGCACAAAGATATCAACCAGAAAGATTAACTTGGAGTGACTGATGGCTCAGTGGAATAAGAACACACAGGACTTTCTAAACCAGGAAAGATCTCTATTTGAGGTATATAATATTGCTGATCACTGGGGAAACCAGACCGACTGGAGACCTCAATTTTCTAATAATAACAGATTAAAGGTTGCTCCATATCAGACAGTGTTCTTCAACACTTTTCAATATGGCAAGGAAACTGATGTCTGGGATGAGAGTGTAGTAGGAGTCGGTGCAACTTCTACTTATAATGCAAATTCCAGTAATGTAGTAATGCAGGTTGGTTCTGCATCTGGAAGTAAAGTAATTCGACAGACCAAGAATGTAATGAGATACATTCCTGGCAGAGCTGCTACTCTTGCGTTTGCAATTCGTCTTGATACTCCACAGGTCGGTATTCGTAGAAGGTTTGGATTATTTGATGAAAATAATGGTGTTTTCTTTGAGGATGATGGTGGAACTTATTCTTATGTAATTCGTAGTAATACAACAGGCATTGTTACAGAAACCAGAGTCACTAGAGACAATTGGAATGGTGAAAAGTTTGATGGTAATGGATATACTGGTGTAACTGCTGATGCAACAAAACAGCAGATGATTTCCATCAACTATGAATGGTATGGTGCTGGTCTTGTAGAGTTTTCCTGGTTAATGCAAAATGAGACAATTCCGTCTCATACATTTGATAATTCAAATACTAATGACTTTGTTTGGTGTTCTACTCCATTCTTACCCATTCGTGTTGAGATTGAAAATGTAACTGGTGTTGCAGGAACTCATTACATGTATCAGGGTTCCAATTCTCTGATTCAGGAAGGTGAACCAGAGAAACTTGGTATTCTTGAAAGTGTTGCTAATCCGATTACTGGAACTACACTGATAGATGCAAATACATTTTATCCAGTCGTAAGTCTCAGATTAAAATCTGGTTCATTGGCTGCTGTTGCTTTGTTAAGATCTCTACAAACAGCAACGAATGATAATACTAATGTCTATTGGAGATTGATTGAGAACCCAACATTAACTGGTGCAAGTTGGACAGATCATCCAGATCCAAACTCCTTTATCCAATACGACACAAGTGCTACTGCTACAACTGGTGGAAATATTGTCCTGAGTGGATTTACGATTTCTGGTGGTTCTTCTCTTGTAGACATTGATGATAAGGCAGCACTACAAATTGGTAGAAGTGGTATTGGAACGATCAGTGATATATACACTTTAGCATGTGCTTCACCTAATACTAACAAAGCAGCACTCGCAGTATTGAACTGGATTGAACAAAGGTAATTTTTTATGAGTGAAGTATATCTTGGTAATCCATTATTAAAGAAAGCAAACACTGCTATTGAATTTACTGAAAAGCAAGTTATTGAGTTCATTAAATGTAAAGATGATCCAATTTATTTTGCAAATAATTATGTAAAGATTGTCTCTCTTGATGAAGGTTTGACACAGTTTCATCCATATCACTTTCAAGAAAGATTAATACACAATTTTCACAATAACAGATTTAATATCTGCAAGATGCCTCGACAGACCGGCAAGTCTACTACTGTGGTATCATATCTTTTGCATTATCTTATTTTTAATGATAGTGTTAATATTGGCATATTGGCAAACAAGGCAGCAACCGCAAGAGAATTGTTAGGAAGATTAGCGACTGCTTATGAAAACTTGCCTAAATGGATGCAACAAGGTATTATATCTTGGAATAAAGGTTCTATCGAGTTAGAAAATGGCAGTAAGATATTGGCAGCTTCTACGTCTGCAAGTGCTGTCAGAGGTATGTCGTTTAACATCCTCTTTCTCGACGAGTTCGCATTCGTCCCAAATCACGTTGCTGACTCGTTCTTTGCATCTGTTTATCCTACTATTACTTCTGGTAAAAACACCAAGGTAATTATTGTATCCACACCACATGGTATGAATCATTTCTACCGTATGTGGCATGATGCGGAAAAAAGTAAGAATGAATATATTCCCACTGAAGTACATTGGTCGGAAGTTCCTGGTAGAGATATTGTTTGGAAAGAACAAACGATTGCAAATACTTCCGAGCAACAATTTAAAGTTGAGTTTGAATGTGAGTTTTTAGGATCTGTCAATACACTAATTAATCCAGCAAAATTAAAAATGTTGGTATATGATGATCCAATTAAGAGAAATGCTGGATTGGATATTTACGAAGAACCAAATAAAGAACACAATTATCTAATCACAGTTGATGTTGCTCGTGGATTGGGCAATGACTATTCGGCATTTATAATTTTTGACATTACAGAATTTCCATATAGAGTTGTAGGAAAATATAGAAATAATGAAATTAAACCTATGCTTTTTCCAAATATAATTTTGGATGTTGCAAATGCATACAATCAATCTTGGTTATTGATTGAAGTTAATGATATTGGAGACCAAGTAGCAAGTATTCTTCAATATGACTTAGAATATGAAAATATTCTTATGTGTTCCATGAGAGGTAGAAATGGGCAAATTGCAGGATCCGGATTTAGTGGAAAAAAATCTCAACTTGGAGTCAGAACAACTTCATCAGTTAAAAAATTAGGTTGCTCAAATTTAAAAACCCTAATTGAAGATGATAAATTAGTGACAAGTGACTACGAAATTATATCAGAACTCACAACATTTGCACAGAAAGGAAATTCATTTGAAGCAGAAGAAGGGTGTAATGATGATCTTGCAATGTGTCTTGTAATTTTTTCTTGGTTGGTTGCACAGGATTATTTTAGAGAAATGACAGATAATGATGTGCGTAAAAGAATTTATGAAGAACAAAGAAATCAAATTGAACAAGACATGTCTCCTTTTGGATTTATTTCGGATGGATTTAATGATGAAACAAGTTTTGTAGATGCTTCAGGTGATAGATGGCATACCGATGAATATGGAGATAGATCTTATATGTGGGATTACATGTAATGACTTTTGATGATGAGATTGAGGTAGAACACCTATTATTTTTTGATCGTAAATGTAGAGTATGTGGAAAAGTTAAAAATTTGATTGAAGACTATTATCTCACAAGAAAAAATAGAAAGACCATAGCATCATCATATTCTTATGAGTGTAAAGAATGCACTAAAAAAAGGGTGAATACAAAAAGACTATCAATAAAAAGGAATATTATTTGGGAATATCCTGATTGGTAAATATCACGCATTGTTTCCCCACTGAAAATACCCCTTTTCATAAATATTTTTAGTTAAATTTGGATTGCGAGGAAAACAAGATGCCAGTTAATTTAGCATCTCCTGGAATCACAGTAAGGGAAGTAGACCTTACCGTAGGAAGAGTTGACCCTGCGACTGGAAAAATTGGTGGTCTTGTAGCACCTTTTTCTCAGGGTCCAGTAAATCTTCCAATAGTAATAGGATCAGAAAGAGATTTACTTGAAGTTTTTGGAAAATCATATAGTAATGATAATCATTATGAGCATTGGTTAAGTGCATCATCATATCTTGCATATGGTGGCCAAATGAGAGTTGTTAGAGTTGATGACGATAATTTAAGTAATGCTCGTAGTGGTGGATCTGCGATTAAAGTTAATAGTGTAGAAGACTATGAAGTTAAATTATATGATGAAAATGTTATTGATGGCCGTGTAGTATTTGCCAGAAATCCAGGTTCTTGGGCAAATGGAATTAGAATCGGTGTTATTGATGGACAAGCAGATCAAACCCTTTCAGTAGGATCAACAACAGGGTTATCTGTTGGTCTCGGGGTTTCTCAAACCGTTCCCGATAATACTGTCATATCTGGAGCAGCAGGCACTTCTGTTTTAGATGGATACTTTAAAGGTATTGTTACAAAAGTAGGAAGTGGATCCGTTGATGTAAAATTTGTTTCGCATGTTTCTGCCGCAGGAACAGAAAAACCAACCGATTATTCATATAATGGAGTGTATTCTTTTAGTAAAGATGTCGTAACATCTTTTGTAGGAGCTGGTGCAGGAACAACTTTCGCAAATATTACTAGAGGAGCATTAGGCAGTACTGCTGATGAACAGTCTGCCAGTGGGACTATAAATTCATATTATTTGGAGTCCACATTGGCTCTTGATACGTCTGGTGGAGTACCATTAAGTGCTGATGGGACAACAATTGGCATTTCCACTACTGGAATTACAGTTGGTAACGATTATTTCTTAGTTATTGGAAACGAAGTAATTTCACTTAGTAGTGCTACAATTGGAACAGGTCAAATTACGGGAGTTGCTAGAGGTGAAGAGGGAACCTCTGCAGCAACACACAATGATGGTGCAACAGTAAAATACGTCAAAAAATATGATATTGGAACAATATCTGAAACGATTAGCAGTAGTGCCACTCAGGTTAAAATTAATTCATCAACAACCAACCTGGAACAAAAAGTTAATATTGGAGGTTTATTGAAATTTAATACTGAGTTTGTTACGGTTACTGCATTTGCAGATGGAGGTTCATCGGCTCAAACTCCAACAGCAGTGACCGATTGGTTTGATGCTCAAACACTTTCTGTTTCTAAAGAAACTATTGGTGGAACAGAGGTAGTAAAGAAAGTAAATTGGAATACTATTGCCGAAAGACCAGGAACTTCAAATTATGCTTCTGAAAGAGGATCTAGATTTGATGAACTTCATGTTGTAGTAATTGATGGTGAGGGTAAAATCACGGGAACATCAGGAACTATTCTAGAGAAACACTTAAATCTTTCAAAAGCAAAAGATGGAAGATTTGCTTCTGGTTCTCCTTCATATTGGAGACAATATTTAAAGAATAATTCTGCATACATTTTTGGTGGTGATGCTCCAGAGACTCTTACTGCTTCTGGATTCAGTTCAGGATATCTTGCAACTACAGATAATGGTTGGGATCAAAATGCAGAAGATAGTGCAAGTGGTCCTATTATTTTTGGTGGAGGAGGAAACAACAATCTAGAACTCACTGGTGGTCTTGATTATAATGGTGGTAGTATTGTTGAGGCAACAGGAGCACTTTCTGCAGATTTATCAAAACTTCTTTCCGGATATAGTCTTTTTGAGAATGCAGAAAATTATGCCGTAGATTTCCTTATTATGGGATCCGCAAATTATTCTAAAGCAGAATCTGCTTCACTTGCATCCAAGTTGATTGCTGTTGCCGAAGAAAGAGGTGATGCTGTAGCATTTATTTCACCATACAGAGGTGCCTTCTTAACAGAATCTAGTGATAATTCTTCAAACGTCATTAATAATGATGAAACAATTACTGATGAGATTCTTTCATATTATACATTTGTTCCATCATCATCTTATGCAGTTTTTGATAGTGGATACAAATATATGTTTGATAGATTTGCAAACACCTTTAGATATGTTCCATTAAATGCTGATATTGCTGGAATTTGTGCTCGTAATGACCTTAATAATTTCCCTTGGTTCTCTCCTGCAGGAACTTCCAGAGGATCTGTCTTAAATGCTGTAAAACTTGCGTATAATCCATCAAAATCTCAAAGAGATAGATTATATTCAGCAAGAGTTAATCCAGTAATTTTCTCTCCAGGTTCTGGCATTATTCTCTTTGGGGATAAGACAGGTCTTGCTAGAGCATCTGCCTTTGATAGAATTAACGTGCGTCGTCTGTTTATTTACCTTGAAAATGCAATTTCTGCTGCGGCAAGAGATCAACTCTTTGAGTTTAATGATGAAATTACAAGAACCAATTTTGTAAATATTGTTGATCCTTTCCTTCGTGATGTTCAGGCAAAGAGAGGAATTTTTGAATATCTTGTCATTTGTGATGAAACAAATAATACTCCTGCCGTGATAGATAATAATGAGTTTGTGGCTGACATTTTCATCAAACCTGCAAGGTCAATCAACTTCGTTGGTCTTACATTTGTTGCCACTAGAACTGGCGTTTCATTTCAAGAAGTAGTTGGTAACGTTTAATTTAGAGGTTTAAAGAACAATGGCTATTTCGTATCCACAGGAAACTCCTTCCTTTAAAACTATTAATAAATTTAAAAGTAAATTAACAGGTGGTGGTGCAAGACCAAATTTATTTGAAGTCATATTATCTTTTCCTGGTAGTGCCGACGTAGATAATGCATCAGGAGTTGTTGAAGATGCAAGAATTCTTGTAAAAGCAGCTGCTTTACCTGCTTCCACTATAGCACCAATTGAAATTCCATTCAGAGGAAGAACTTTAAAAATTGCCGGTGATAGAACATTTGAAACTTGGACCATTACAGTTATTAACGACACCACATTCAAAATTAGATCTGCTTTTGAAAAGTGGATGAATTACATTAATGAAATGAATAGTGGAAAAGGTGAAACTGACCCAACAGAATATCAAAAAGATGCTACCGTTCATCAATTGGATAGAGAGGGTCAAATACTCAGATCATATTATTTTAGAGACATCTTCCCAACAAATATTTCTACCATTGATTTAAATTATGAAACAACTGACACTATACAAGAATTCACAGTAGAAATGCAAGTTCAGTATTGGGAGGCTAAGAAAGGCACTGCTTCAACATCTGGTGGGCAAGACATTCTCGCAGGTGATGTTTGATTTATCTTATTTTTAAAGTAAACTAAATAATAAAATAACAGTCTAGTCAGTTTATACTATGGCAAAACTTTTTGGTTTTTCTATTGAGGATTCAGAAAAAAAATCCAAAGATATAGTTTCCCCCGTTCCTCAAAATAATGAGGACGGGGTTGACAATTATATTAGTAGTGGATTTTATGGTTCATATGTAGATATTGAAGGTCAATATAGAACAGAGTTTGATTTAATTAGAAGATATAGAGAAATGTCACTTCACCCAGAGTGTGATGGTGCCATTGAAGATGTTGTTAATGAAGCAATCGTAAGCGATCTTTATGATTCTCCGATTGAAATTGAACTTTCAAATCTTAATGCTACAGATAAATTAAAAAAAGCAATTAGACAAGAGTTTAAATACATCAAAGAAATTTTAGATTTTGATAAAAAATCTCATGAGATTTTTAGAAATTGGTATATTGATGGAAGATTATATTATCACAAAGTAATTGATCTTAAGAAACCTCAGGAGGGAATTAAGGAACTGAGGTACATTGATCCAATGAAGATGAAGTTTGTTCGTCAGGAAAAGAAAAAGGATAAGAATATCATTGGACCAAATATTCCCGGTCGTGATGAAGCAAAAAATGGAATTGCACCAGAAATTGAAGAATACTTTGTCTATACTCCCAAACCAAATTATCCTACCGGCAATTTACCAAGCGGAGGAAATAAAGGAACAAAAATTGCAAAAGATGCAATTACATATTGTACTTCCGGTCTTGTAGATAGAAATAAGGGAACTGTATTGTCTTATATGCATAAGGCAATTAAAGCACTCAATCAACTCAGAATGATTGAGGATTCATTAGTCATTTATCGTTTATCAAGAGCACCGGAACGTAGAATTTTCTATATTGATGTTGGCAATCTTCCAAAGATCAAGGCGGAACAATATCTTCGTGATGTTATGATGCGTTATCGTAACAAACTTGTGTATGATGCCAACACTGGTGAAGTTCGTGATGATCGTAAATTTATGAGTATGATGGAAGATTTTTGGCTTCCTAGAAGAGAGGGTGGTAGAGGAACTGAAATTACAACTCTTCCTGGTGGACAAAATCTTGGAGAACTTGCTGATATTGAATATTTCCAAAAGAAACTCTATAGAGCACTTGGAGTTCCAGAATCAAGAATTGCCGCTGATGGGGGTTTTAATCTTGGTCGTTCTTCCGAGATTCTGAGAGACGAACTTAAGTTTGCAAAGTTTGTTGGTCGTTTGAGAAAAAGATTTGCTCAGATGTTTAATGATATGTTAAAAACTCAGTTGATTCTCAAAAATATTGTGTCACCTGATGATTGGGAAAAAATTAGTGATCACATTCAATATGATTTCCTATATGACAATCAATTTGCCGAACTTAAAGAAACTGAGATGCTTAATGATCGTCTCGGAACTTTAGCAACTATTGAACCTTATATTGGAAAATATTATTCTACACAATGGGTTCGTAGAAAAGTTCTTCGTCAAACAGACGCAGAAATGATCGAAATGGACGAACAAATTGAGCAGGAAATTGAGGATGGAATTATTCCAGATCCAAGTTCTATTGATCCAATTACGGGAGAACCATTGCCAGCAGAAGGTGGTGGAGAAATGCTTGGCGATGTTCCTATGGAACCACAGATAAATGGCGGAATCA